TTACCCCAGCGGCCATCGCAGCCTCAGCGCCATCACATCTGCCGCCGTTACGGTCCCTGCCGCCGCCAGTTGATCGGCGTACGATGGGCCGTCCAGGACAGCGGTGAATACGTCGTCGAAATCCACATCAGCGGCCAAGCTCAAGGTGGCGCTGAAGGTAGAAAGCAAAGCCTGTGCTTTTGCCTCTCCCAGCACCGAACTCAGCAGTTGGGCAAAGGGCAGCTTTGCCATTGCAGCCCGCCGCCGTAATGGCCAGTCAGGCAGTTCAGCCGCCGAGAGAGGGCGGACGGCCCAATTCAGGCCATCACAATCCGCCGTTGCGGTGCAAGGATCATCGATTGGAGGCACCGGCGGCAAAGCCAGGATGAAGCCAGCCTCATCCTCGGCCAGTGTCCCCGCCCGCGTGCGGGCCAGGGTCATGGTTGATGGGGAAGCCGCAGCGACAGCGGCCAGGGCGGCCTGCCACGCGATCCAGGCCGGAGATTCCGCCAGCCCACCCTCCGGCTGCGCGACCCACTGCTCCGGCGGCTCCCCCGCCGCCAGCAACCGCTGTGCTGCCTCCACCGCTTCCACCTTTTCCAGCAGGCCGGCGACAGCGCGGTTCACTGCGACCTGGACCGCCAGATCCGCCGGGTCGGTATCGGCAATGGAAAGCGGAGCCTCCACACAGCGCGGGAAACCATCCACCAGCGTCCAACGGGCAATCCAGCCAGCACCATAGGCACCACAGCCAACATCCACACTACGCAGCATAGCTTTCCCCCATCGTCAGCGGCAGCACCTGCCGTTCCACCGTCCAGACCAGCCGGGTGGCGGCCAACCCTGTCACCCGCTCCGTCACCGTTTGCGCGGCGATATCGACGGAAACGGCAGCATCCATGCCGGCGCTGGTTTCATGGATTACGGTCACATTGACCGTGCCCAGCAGCGCCAACGATCCGCCCAGATCGCGCCGCACCAGATAGCGCAGTTCGTAAGCCGCCGCCTGTCCGGCGCTGGTGCCGTACTGGCGGGCGGTGACCAGGCTGCGCACGGCGCGGGTTTCGCCTTCACCGACATAGAGCCTGGGGCTGATATCGACCGGCGTGGCATCGATGGTGACAGCCGATGGTGCCGGCGGCGAAGCGCTGGCGGCACCGCCGCGCATCAGGTCACGCCCGATGCGCGCCTCGGTGATCAGCCCGGCACCGCCGGACGTCCCCACCAGCAGATGCGGCCCGATGGCCGAGACGCTGGTGATGCTGTCCGACGCAACCGCGCCCGCCGCACTGGTGCCATCGTAATAGGCCGAGCGCGCCAGACCGGAGAAGACGGATACGCCATCGCCGGTCCCCACCAGCAACGACCCGGTATCGGGGTTGCTGGCCAGGGCCGTGACATTGGCCGATGTGCCACCCAGCAGCGCAGGCTGGCCGCCGATGATCAGGGGGCGCTCGTCTTCGTACATCCGGCGGATTTGGGCGGAGGCGGGGGCGGAGGCGGCCACCCGTGCCAGGGCGATGCTGCCCCCGGTAAAGGGCTGCGCCTCGTCTACGCGTGCGCCCCAACGGCACTTCGCCGATGTATCGGAAAGGCTGTACGTTGATCCGGCAAGCCGAGCGGCAAGCACGCCATTAATCCACAGCTCCAATACAGAGGCCCGCCGGATGGCCACGATCTGAACCCAACCACTCTCGCGGATATCAATGGCCGCCGACAGGTTCATTTCATTGGCCCCATCCAGGCGGGTGCGAAACAGCAGGGTATTGCTGACGGCCAGCAGGACACTGGGATTCGTGCTGGCAGCCCGCGAAAAGACAGCCCCACCAGCCTGCCCGGCGGGCAGCATCACCCAGGCCGCGATGCAGAAATCGCCCGCCCCGAAATCCAGATCCGGGTTATAGGGCTGTTCCAGATAGTTTGCCGCGCTGAACCCGCCGACCGCCGCCAGCCCGCAGGGCAGCGCTGTGCGCGTCAGCGTGCCGTTGACTGTCAGTCCTTTGGCCTTATAGCTGCGGTCGGCCAAGGCGAGGCGGACGGAGATGTTGTCGATGTCCGTCTGGTTGGCAGCGGTGGAACCAGAAGTGATGACGCTTACGCGGGTCACAGAGGCTATCGCCGTAAACTGAACTGAGAACTTGCCCGGCGTGACCGGCAGCGCGACGGCGACAAGCGATGTTGCGGAAGCGGATGAGCCCACCCATAACCCGCTGGCAAATATCGCTGTGGTGTGCGCCAAAACCTCCAGCGTCAGCAGATATGTCTGCCCTACGACGGTTGGGAGATCCTGGCTGACTGATCCCCGGTTGCTGCTATCGCTACCTGTGATCCTCAGCGCCCCGCTAACAACAGACGCCGAGCCCGCACCGGTGGTGTATGGCTGTGACCAGCCGGTCAGGCCGCCCGAAAAATCACCATTGGTGATCAGTTCTCCCGATGCGGCAACGCCTCCCGTCGCACTGTCGCACAGCCACGCACCCCTTATATCGCCCGGCTGCCAGCCGGTGGCGAAGCCGGTATTGATATAGGCGGCCATGCCATTTCCTGGTTGGGCGCGGTCATGGGCAATGAGGTTGACGCCGAGCGACGCGCCCGCCGCAATGTCATCTGCGGTCCACGCAACACGCGACGGCGGGCTGTTTGGCATCAGGGCCGGTACTGTTCCCGCGATACGGTACCGCCCGGCGCGCCAGGCACTGGCAAGCAGTGACGTATAGGGCACCGGACCAAAATCCACCCAGGTATCCACCCCTACACCATCACGGATCGCCAGAATCGTACCATCCGCGCGCAATTCCACGCAGCGGAAGGCTACCGTATCGGTGATGTTGCAGACCAACCCCCAGGGGTGGATCACAGACACACCGGCACTCGTTGCCACCGCGACGGTCGGAATAGGCAGCCCAACGCTGTCCAGCGGTGCACCGGGCAATACGGCTGCGTGGACCCACCAGCATTTATAGGACGCCACCGGCACTGTCGGGACCATGCGGGAGGTATTGCTGTTGCGGCCAATGAGTGCGGCCCCGGTACGTGCGGTGGCGCCATCCCATCGGCCTGCCCACCGATCATCCGCAAAGGCGATCCAGATCAATGTACCGTCGGCGCTTCCATCAGTTTGCGTAACCCAGATGTTCCCGTTCAGCGCGTAGACCGACGTGATCGGTTGGGTCAGGGTAATGGTCCCGCCACTCACCCTGTTGAACACCATCCACATGCGCGGTACGCCACCGGCATCCAGGTCATGCGCATCGTAGATCGTCAGGCTGGTCGCCCGCGCCACGATCAGCGCCACCGTCGGAAAGCGCCGCGTTGCGCCGCGTGTGGTGGTATTCGGCGCTTCATTATACCAGCTTGCCCCCCGGCATTTCTCCGTCCAGGCCCCGCCGTCGCTGTCGCGCCGTGTGTCGTAGACGAACACCGACACCACATCCGGTGCCGTCACCAGTGATTTCAGCGCGGCACCATAGACCAGCCCGGTGGCCGTGCCGGTGCCGGCTGCCCCAGCGGATGCGGCAGCCGCTGCTGCGCTGGTGGCCGCACTGGCAGCAGACGCGGCGGCCTCATCGCGCAGGATGCCACCCTGAAAGCCGCTCAACTCCGCGACTAAATCCTCGAAAAACGGCATCCAGTTCTGGCGGAAGCCCCAGGGGGCGAAGTCGCTCAAGGCCCAGGTGCGGCCATTCAAAGTGACGGGCATCAGATCAGCTCCTCGATCTGCAGCACGACATCCCAGGCGTCATGCTCCACAATGGTGATGGGGGATGTGCCGGACAGGGCACCATAGAGGGTCAGGCGGTTGCGGATGGCCGGTTCCTTGTCGCTGTCCCAGATGATCAACAGGTCGCCCTTAACCCCCAGACGCCACATCAGATCGTGATAGACACCCAGCGCCGTCGCCTCGCTCTGATAGGACAGCTTGATTTCCCACTGGCGGTATTTGGGCGCGTCGCTGACCAGCCGCCGCCCGCCCTTGGTGCGGGTCTTTTCCGCCAGATCAATCACCTGCACGGTGGAGCCGTAATCCTGGTTTTCCACATCCGGCGGCAGCCAGCCCTGGCCGATCATCAGCCGCGCGGCCTGGAAATAGCCATCGCTATTGCCGGGATCGGCAATGTCGGCCCAGGCATATTGGGCGTAATAGGTTTCCGGGGACAGGTGGAAAGCGATGGGGGCACCGGGGAAGGTTTCCTTGTCCACCCCGTCAAACGGCCAGACACCCCAGGGCTGGCTGCCCCAGACCACGGTCGGCTCCCACACCGGGGCGGCATCCGGCAGATACAGGGCCGGCGACAACGAAGGGTCGTCAGCCAACCCCACCTGCATGTTGGCCAGCGTGCTGCAATTATGGCCGATCACGGCCCAGGCATTCACCGGGCGCACCCGGTCGAACCCCGCCACCAGTCGGGCCGGGCTGGAAGCGATATCCAGATAGCGCGCCACGGCGGCCAGATCGTCGGTACGCAGATTATCCACCGGCAAGGTCGGCACCCAGCCGGTGCCGCTGCCGGTCAGGCTGCCCTTGTCGCTGGCCAGATCGTAAAGGATGGTCAGGTTTGCCATTCACAGCACCGTCAGGGTCAGGGTCGGGATACCGGGGGCCGTGTCGGCATCCCGGCGCAGCACCACCACGCGGCGGCCATTGGCCAGCCCATAGCGCGGGTGCTGGATGTCAATCGTGTCGCCGATGCGGACCGCCTCGGCAGCGGCATTCAGCAGCAAGGTCACGTCAAAGGGCTGACGGCGCGCGCCCAGCAGGGCCAGCAGCCGGTCGCGCTCGGCCTCTGCATCGGCCAACATGTCAAAGGCCGTGTCCTTTTCCAGATCTTCGGCCAGCAGGCTTTCCGCATTGACGGCGGCACTGCTGGCCGTTGCGGTCCATTCCCGGTCCTGGGTGGCCAGTTCACGCACCGGGGCGGCAACGCCCTCGGCAATTTCCTGTTCGGTCAGGGCCAGGCCGGGGCGATAGGAGAGGCGCACGCTTTTGATGCGCCGGGCCGCCTGCTGCGGCACGATGTCGATCATGTCGCGCCGGGTGAAGCGGGCCACCGCATTGGCCGCTGGCAGGCCATAGCGCCCCACCTGGAACAGCCCGCCGGCGGAAATGCCCCAATGGCCGCCGATACTGTCCATGATCTGGTCGATCAGCGCCTCGGTGGTCAGTTCCGATGAACCGTCATACCAATGGCCCAGCACGGCGGGCTGAAGGCTGTGAAGTGCTGCGATGCTGGCCGCATCAATGTCTGACAGGCTCAACCCGGCAAAGGCGGTGGCGGCATGCCGGGCCAACTGGGCGGCGCTGTAAATCCAACTGCCGCCCGGTGCCACGCCTTCCGCCTCAACCCGCAGGCGGTAAAGCGGCTTTTCCGACAGGCGCATCAGGCCGGCGGCCTTGGCCGTGGCCAGATCGATGCTGGCCATGTTCAGCGCCTTCAATGCGGCGTAATCGGCCACATCGGGGCCGATGGCAAAGGGGGCCCCGCCATCATCGGCCCCCAGCAGGGCCTGATAGCCGGCGGGATCGATCATGTAGATGTTGAAATCCGCATCGATCAGCAGCGGTTCAAACCGGCGGACCCGCCCCAGAAGGAAGGGCTTGGCACGGCCCTTCAGTGCCTCGCCGCCCTCCGCCCCGCCGGTGCCGGCAAAGGTGCCGCGCCGGGCCGGGGCGGTGAAGCGCGATTGCAGATCGGTCAGCACCAGTTCCAGCGTGTCGCCCGGCACGATCTCTTCCACCGTGCGCCGCGTCATCAGCGTGAAATCGGACAGGTGGCGGGGCTGGCTGGCATCGGACCGCCAGAGTTCGATCTCCCGCCCATCCCAGGCCCAATCCAGCCAATGGTCCAGCCCGCCATCATTGTTGGCCACCTGCACGGCACCATAGCTGGCGGTGGAACGGCCCCCGATATCGTCGCCCCCCCACAGGCTGGCGCTGGTGGACATCGGCACTTCGATCCGCCGGTCCCAATAGGTGTTGGGGGTGGCACCGGTCTCGTCCGGTTCGCTGACCCACCCGCGCAGAGAGGCATGCACGGTGCGGGTGGTGCCCAAGGCCGGATCATAGGGATAGGCGCGCATCAGCCAGTGGGTCATCAGCCAGCCCTCCGCAGCTTGGCAATGCTGCCGACCTTGACGCGGGTGGGCTTGGCAACGATGGCGGCAGTCTGCGCCGCCGCATCGGCACCGTCCGCCGTGTTGGCAGCAATGCGCTCCAGCAGGGCATTCTGCCGTTCCACGGCGCGGGCCTGCCGGTCGATGGAGGCGGCAAGGCGGGCGCTATCGCCTGCGTTACCGGCGCTCGTCGCCGTAACGGCAGGCCGCCGCGCCGAAAGCCGGGCCAGTTCCAGCGTTTCGGCCTTGGTGAAGACTTGCGCTCCACCCGGCAGGCGCACGAACTCGTCCTGATGCACATAGGCCCAGCCGCCGGGGTGGTTGTCGGTGCCGACATCATAGGATGGCGTCCCGCCCAGCTTGCGGGCCGTTTCGGCTGTGTTGTGCCTGATCTTGTCGGTCCAGCTCACGGCCTGGCTCTGTACCGCCCAGACTTGCCCCTGCCATGCATGCAGGTTGGACAGCCGCGTGTTGCCATCCGCGACGATGTTCCCGACACCGCCCATGATGCTGCCCAACGTGACCAGCGACCGATTGAGGATATCGCCGATAGCCAGACGGTCACGGTTCCCCGCATATGTCAGGTCCGACAGCGCTTGCAGCGTGCCCGTGCCGCCGCCGGAAAGATCGCTGGTGGCACTCCGCACCAGTTCCAGCGCTGACAACTGCCCATCACCATTCGTATCCAGCTCAGTGATGATGCCCGCCAGTTGCGCATCCGTGGCGAGACCGCCCAGGCCCGCCTTCAGCTCTTCGTAAGACAGCAGGCCATTCACACTGGCATCCAGCGTGCTGAAAAATGGCGCGATGGCGGAACCATATTGCGCTGCCGTCGCACCTGTCGGCAGGGCCTGGATGGCCGTTCGCAAGTCGACCAACCCCAGCTCAAAGGCACTGATCATCCCATCGCCATTGACATCGACCAGCGTGATCAGCGCCCGCAACTGTTCGTCCGTGGCGACCCCGCCCAGGCCCGCCTTCAGCTCATCGAAAGACAGCAACCCATCCAGGCTCGTATCCAGACCCTGGAACGATGGTGACAGCGCCTCGGCGATCTGCGCCGCTGTCGCACCTGCCGGCAAGGTTTGGATGGCCGCAGCGGTGTCAGCACTGTGACCGGCGATTTCTTCCAGCAGCTCCAACTGCTGCTGGTCATAACTCTTGACGGCGGGCACGGCTTCCACCTGCGCCAGAATGGCCTCTACCATGGCCTGCCGGTCGCTGCCCGATGCGGTATAGGCGGTCTCTGCGTCGATCAGGCGCTGGGCATAGTCGCTCAAGCCCTGCACCGCATCGACATTGCCACCCATGGCCAGGGCCAGTTGCTGTTCGAACTGGCTGCGGGCCGTGTCGCGGTTGACTTCCGGGCTGCTGTTGGTGGCCCGCACGCTGTCCACCCAGGCGCGCAGCGTGCCGCCCGCTTGGGTCAGCGCGGCCAGGCGTTCTTCTTCGGCTGCCGTGGCAGCATCCGCAAACTTCTGGATGATGGCGGTGCGTTCAGCCGCGATGGCCTGTTCCAGGCTGACCAGATCAGCGCCCTCGGTTTCCAGGGCCACCGCCCTGTCCTTCGCTGCCTGCCGGTCAAAGGCCGCCAGCGATCCTTCCAGGGTGCTGGTATCGGTGGTGGCGTTGAACAGCCGGTCGGCGATATTGTCATTCACGGCCTTCAGGGCCTCAGCGGCAGCATCGGCAAACTGCTGGATCAGCTTGTTGCGTTCCAGCCCGATGGCCTCTTCCAGCTTTACCAGATCAGCGCCTGCCGTCTTGGCCGCTTCGGCCCGGTCCTTGGCGGCCTGCCGGTCGAAGGCCAACAGCGACCCTTCCAGCGTGCTGGTATCGGTGGTGGCGTTGAACAGGCGGTCATCGATGTTATCATTCACCGCTTGGGCAGCCTCACGGGCGGCATCGGCCAGATCATCGACCGCCTGGATCATTTCACCCGCCAGCACCTTGACCAGCAGTTCCAACTGCGCGGCGGTATAGCCGGCGGCCTGGGCGGCGGCGAACTCTGCATTTTGCTTGCGCTCCAGGCTGTAGATTTCCGCGTTGGGGTCACCCGCCACCGACAGGGCAAAGGCCCGATCTTCCAGGCTCCGGGTCACCGATGCGGCCTTGTCGGCATAGGATTTGGCCAGCGCCACCCGCTCAGCCCCCAGCACCTCTTCCGTGCGGGTCAGCGCCTCGGCAGACACCTCGCCTGCATCTACCCGCGCCTGCATCGCAGCCTTTTCATGCGCTGCCGCCCGGTCGAAACTTTCCAGCGCACCGTTCAGCGTCTCGGCGGTGCCATTGGCCTTGGCCATGCGGTCAGCCAGGCTGTCCATCGCCTCATTCGTTGCGGTTGCCTTGGCAGCGGCGGTGGCCGTGTCTTCCACCGCCCCGGTCAGCTTGTCCAGTGATGCCTGGGCGACGGCTGCCGCTTCAGGGAAGTCGGAGCCGAACAGGCGGATGACTTCCTGCAACTGGTCGGCCCGCAGATCGGTGGTCAGAATGCCGGACAGCGCCGCATTGATGTTGCGGTCCACGATGGACCGGTCGGCCCCCAGCGCATCGGCATTGCGGTACTGGGTATCCCGGCTGGTCAACAGGGTACGCACATCGTTGATGAAGCCATTGCCGATCAGGCTGTTGAACTCGGCATCCATGCTGGCGACCCAGTCACCCTTGGCCGCCTCCTTCGCCTTGGCCAGCCCATCGGTCATCAGTTGCTGCGCTTCCGCCGTGCTGTACCCCACCTCTTCCATCAGCGGGATATAGGCTTTCCACTGCGCTTCCAGGGCCGCCAGCCCGCTTTCCACCTCCGTCATGGCCGGCGCGGCATCGCGCACGCCGATCAACCCATCAACATACGTCCGCAGGGTGCCATCCACCTCCGCCATGGCATCCGGGAACAGGCGCGCGGCGGTATCGCGGAAATCCTGGATGGCGGTGATCTGCTCCTGCACCTGCGCGGTCGCCTGCGCCGTCACCTCGTCGGTCAGGCCCATATCGCCTTGCAGCGCCTTCAGGCTGTCGCGGAAACCGGTGATGAAGTCGATATCGGCACCCGCCGCCTCCATATCGGTGAAATCGACCCGGCCCAGTGCGGCGGAAATCTCCGGGGCCAACTGATCCTGGATGCCGGTCACGAACTGCTGCGTCACATAGCTGACAAGCTGCTGCATCCCCGCCTCGGACGATTCAAACGTGGTGCGCGTGCTGCTGTTCAGCGCCGTGGCGAACAGCCCGTCGCGGCTGCCGGCCCCCACGGCGATGGACCCGCTGATCTGCGCCCCCAGTTGCTTTTCCAGCGCCGTCTTGATGGACAACACCTGGTCGGCGATGGCCGCAGCCGTATCCCGGTTTTCCTGGCTGTATTTCTTGCCGGTGAACCCGCCGATCTGCACCGCCTCGCTGGAAAGGTCGATGATGGCGCTGCCTTCCTTGTTGGAAGGCTTGCTGTTGCCGAACAGGCTGCCAAGCGCCCCACCCGCGATGGAACCCAGGATGGTACCCACACCCGGCACAATGCTGCCGATGGCCCCGCCCAACGCCCCACCGATGGCCGACCCTGTGCTGTTCCCCTTGCCGATCCCCAGCATGCCCAGCACCTGCCCAGCCATCATGCCGGTACCGATGCCGGACAGCGCACCAGACAGTCCAGCGGCGGCGGTGCTGGACCCGAACAGGGTGCCGCCGGTGCCGAACAGGCCGGACGTGGCCGTCCCCCGCACGCCCGCCTGCCCAAACAGCGCGCTTTGCAGTTGATAGGCCCCGCCGGACAACCCGCCACCGCCAAACAGGCCGCTCAGGCTGGAAAGGCCGCCACCGGAAAACAGCCCGCTGACCCCGCTGATCAGCTTATCAGCGCCCGTCACCAGCGATGCCAGCCCACCGCCATTGGTCAGGTTCAGCAGGCCGGACAGCCCCCCGGTTACACCGCCAGCAGCCCCCACGCCAAACAGGCCGGGGGCGGACCCCACCACCGATGTGACGATGGGCAGCACGATCTGCGTCTTCAACGCCTCCACGGCGATCCGCCGGAACAGGTTCTTGAACCAGTCCTTGATGCTGTCGCCCTTGCCGGTCATGCCATCATAGATCGCTTCGGCCACATTCTCGCCGATACCGTCGATGGTGTCGCGCAGTTCGGCCAGTTCCTCGGCCTCAACCCGCGCCGCCGCGATGGCATCGGCATTGGCCAGCCAGCGCAGGCGTTCCTCGTCGGTCCAATGGGCACCCTCACGGGCCAGCGTGTTCAGGGCTTCCTGATGCGCGATGGCCAGCTTGCGTTCCCGGTTGCTGGCCGTCAGGTTGGCGCGTTCCACGGCGATGGTGCTGTTCAGCTCATCCATCTCCCGCGTCTGCGCGGCGATGGCCTCGGCGGCCCCCTGCCGGTCCAGCGCTGCCAGCATCTGGCGGTACTTCTCAACCTCCTCTGTGGTCTTCTGGGTGGCGGCGGCCCCGTACAGATGCGCCGCCGCCAACCGGCGCTCCTCGATCTGCGCCGCCCGCACGGCGTCCGACCCGGCCAGCACAGCCGCAGCCATCCGATTGGCGGCGGCAATTTCCGTGTCAAGCGCCGCGATCCGTTCGCCTGCCAGCTTCTGGACCGTCAGCGCCTCCATCTCCGCCTGCCGGCTGCGCAGCGCATCGGCCTGGGCAGCGTCGCGCGCCGACACGGCGGCCACCTCATTGGCTGCCGCAGCCGCCCGCTGCGCCGCTTCCCCCTGACCAGCAGCTTCTGCGGCCAGACGCATGGACGCGATGGTACGGTCCAGCCCGTCCGCATATTGCCGCGTCTCTGCCGCCCGCTTGGTCAGGTCGGCCCGCTCCAACCCGTCCGCGAACTCTTGCAGCTCAGGCGGCAGTTGGCCGGTGGCCACCATCATTTTTGCGGCGGCCAGACCATAATCATCGGCAGCCTTGTTGAAAACAGCCAGCTTGCGCGCTGCCGCGTCGATTTCCGCCGTGGTGCCGCCTTGAGCCGCCGCCAGCGCCTGTTGAAAGGGCTCTGCTGCGCGTACCCGCGCGTTATAGCCTTCAAGACCTTTGATAGCGTTGGGAAGCTTGCTTATCAGTTCATCAAAATGGGTTGAGATGTCTGCGATGTTGTCGTTGACGAACCCTGTCAGCACCTTTCTGGGCGGATTTTTGTCAATCTCATCCAGCAGTTCAACGAGAAGGGCGATGTCCGAGTTCGCTACATCAAGAGCCTTCTGGTTCGTAATGATGTTTCCCGTAAGTTGATCAATACCTTTGGCAGCTTCCTCTGCATCATCAGCCAGCCCGCGAAAAGCAGGCCCGGCCTCGCTGATGCGCTCCACAAAGCCCACATAGTCTTTGCTGCTTAGCAAAGCACGCAGTTCGCTTGCCAGTGCCAGTGCTTTCGGGTCCAAAGTGACCGTCGCAATGCCCGGCCCGCTGACCGTCGTTTGTGTCCCCCGCCGTTCGACGGCACGGGTTACGGCCTCCAAATCACGAATTAGCGCGGCGATGTCTTTCTTATCTTTCTCGACAGCCTTTTTCGTATCCAGTTCCCAAAATTTCTTCCGGGCCTCTGTGGCCTGATTGTACTTGGCAATCAGTTCATCCAGGCGATCCTGTTCTTCCTTCAGGGTCGGACCCAATGCATCCAGCGCCGCCTCGTAACGCTTGGTGCTGGCCTCAGCCTTTTCCGCCGCGCTGGTCACCCCGGCCATCTTGATGGCCACCGCTGCCAGCGCGACGCCGGCCCCGGCGATGGCACCCACCATGCCGAATGAGCCCAGCAACTGCGGCAATTGCTGTGCCGCTGCCACCAGGGCAGACTGACCTGAGGCCACCTGGGTGGCAAAGTCGCCAACCTGATAACCGGCATTTTGTGCTGCCGCGCCATATTTGGAGGTGCCCGTAGCATTGGCGTTCGCCGCCTTCTCGGCCTGCTCATGCGAGCTCTTCAGGCGCTGGCGGACAGCAATGGCCTCCTGTTCGGTGATGATACCGGCCCTAACTGCATCCTCAACACGGGCCAGTTCCGCCGCATAGCGCCGCTGCACGGCTTCCAGCGGCACATATTCATCCCGCAGGCGCTGCGCGATTTCAGCCGATGCCGCCTGTGCGCCCTTCAACTGATCCTGGGCCGTGCGCAGATTTTGCGCGGCGGCGGCAACCGCCTGCATATCGCCTGTGGTCTTGGCCATGGCGGTGGCCATCTGTAACTCAGCCGCCGCCCCATCACGCGCTTGGCGGGCACGGGTTTCCAAGGCCCGCGCCCGTTCCAGATCAGCCGTGGTGGCCCCGCGCAAGGCGGCACCCATCAGTTCCAGCAGTTCGACTTCCCGCTGTGCTGCCGCCGCCGTCTGGATGCTGGCCCGCTGCTGCCGTTCCAGCCCGGCGCGGCGCTCCGCTTCGGCCTGCACAAGGCGGCGCTGGGTGGCTTCCGCGTCGTCATTCACAGCAGACAGTGCCTGCTGGGCAGATGTCGCCTCCCGCTGCGCCTGGCTAAGACGGTCCTGGCCCTCGGTGCGCTGGCGATCTGCCGCGACAGCACGGGTCTGCGCCTGTTCGGCCCGCTCTGTCGCGGCAGTGCCCGCCTGTTGCGCCGCCGCCGCCGTCTGCCCAGCCGCCGTCATCTTCGCAAGCCCGGCGGCAGCCTGTTCACTTTTCGCGTTCAGTGACTGGAGCCGTTCAGCGCTGGCATTGACGGCTTGGGTAAAGCCGCTGGCATCGGCAGACAGAATGGCTTTCAGGGCAAGCGCCACGTTACCGTTCCTTTTCGGCTTTCTTCTGTGCCTCCTGCCACCGCTTCAGCCGGATCGTTTCCACGGCGTTGAACATGGCGGCCAGGGTGTCAAAGGCCCAGACATCAATGGCATAGCCGGTCATGCCGGCGATCCGCTCAACCTGTCCCCAATCGACGCCATCAGGCGCGCCGTTGAAGGGGTTGCGACGCAGGGCAGCAGGGGCAGAACGGGTGAAGAACAGCGCTGTGGCCAGACCTTCCCGCAGCATGGGGAAGCAGGGCTCTCCCTCATCTTCCCCATCTTCTTCTGCAACAGCGGCTTCTTCCCCGCGTAGTTCCGCCAGTTGCGCCTTTGCGGCTTTGGTGGATCGGCGGCGCTTTTTCTTTGGCGCGTCGCCGGCCCACCAGGCCGCAAAGTCGATCAGGACTTTCCCAGCCCACTCTTGCCGGCCAGCATGTCGCGGTAGTAGCTGACAAGCTGCGACAGGATGATCGGGTTCTTCAGCAGCGCTTCCAAATGATCTTCGCTGTACGGCAACGGCTCCCCGTCATCGTCGGCCAGCCCGCTGGCCTTGTCCTCGGGCCAACCGGCAATGGCTCCCCGCATCAACTCGCGTTCATATTGCCGCAGCAACTCGCGCTGCTCTTCCTGCCGGCCCCGGAAGGCTTCGTCGGTTTCATCATCGCCGCGCACCAGCGGGTCCAATGCACGGCGCTGCAATTCATCCTGTTGATCCTTGTCCACGATCCGCCAATCCAGGCGGATAATATGCTTGTCAAAGCCGGAACCATCGCGGGGCATGCGGATGGAAACTTCACGGCGGACGGTGGTGGCGCTGGTGATTTTCAACATGGCAATGATCTTTCAAGCGAAGGGTGGTGGGGTCAGCGAAAGGCGATGGTCAGTTCGTCGTCGCCGTTCAGCGGGAACAGGTCGCCGGCCAACTGCATCATGGCGTCGCCGTCATCATCGGACAGCGTGGGCGGATCGATCTGGGTTTGATGGCCGGTAATGGCGATCACCTTGCCCGCCTGGGTGCCGTGCAGGAATTCGACCGTGCCGACCGTGCGGTTCTTGGCAATATCGATCAGGCTGATATCGGCCAGATCAGGTTCTTCCACCGTGGCCGTCCATTTGCCTTCCCAATTGGCGACGCGCACCATGCGCCGGCCCACCCGGCTCTTCAGCCCGCCAGACAGGCCCAAATCCAGGTCAAAGGCCTGCATGACCAGTTCTTGCCCGAACGCCTGGAAATAAGGGCTGTTGACCGTGCTGACATGCTCCGGGTCTGTCCAGTCCGTGTAATCAGGCACGGGGGCTACCACTTCATCCGGCGGATTGAAGAAACCGACAGCCGTAAATTCCAGATACGGATCTTCATCCAGCGGGAAAGACAGCTTGGCCGAGGTGATGCGCGTTCCCAGCATCTTCTGCCGCTTACCGGCCCGGATCATGTACAGCGACATGGAGGCATGGTTATTCCGGTCAGAAGAACGCTGGTAGCGCGTCTCTGCCGGCACCAACGCAATGGTGAACTCAGCCCCGACACCAAAGGCCGTCCCCACGGTGGGGGTAATCACGGCACCGCCAGGGAGGGTCAGCGCCGCCCCATCCGTCATGGTGACATTGGTCACATTGTAGGCCGGCAGGGAACCTACTGCCGGGGCACTGACGGTAAACTTGGCGGCACCGCTGGCACCCGCCGTGGTGCAAACCAGCTTGACGCTCAGCGGCACAATGCCGCCATAGGCCGTGGTGCGGACATAGGTAAAACTGCCGACCGCACCCGCTTTGGCTACCGCACTGGTGGCGATGGTGGCCGCCGGCGTTGCCGCCACCTGCGTCCGGGTCAGGCCGGCGGCACGCAGAAACAAATCCTGCGGCGGGATGCGGCTGGCATCGGCACCGAACCCGCACAGTTCCAGCCGCCCGGTAAATTCGGTTCGTTCGGCCACCTGCGATGATTTCCGACCGCCCAGGAAGGGCTGGACATAGGCGCGCTGCTTCTTCTCCGCCAGCAGCGGCTTGAAGTCCGGCTGCACAATGCGAACCGCATGGGCACCCGTGGGGTTCGCGTCAATGCCGTAGGTAGTTTCCTCTACAGCAACAACAACCAGCTCATTGGAACTGGCCGGCAGGGCGGGGGATAGGGGCATGACACAGTTCCTTACGGTTTGGGGGCGCGCCGCTTAGCGGCGGTACCAGCCGGCGGGCCGGCGGCATCGGTTGTGGTGATGTCGTCCACCGGATTGCCGGCCAGCGGCGAAATGGTATCGACCGGCGCGGCGGCGGGGACGGGCGAACCCAACGGCACCGGGGTGCCCCCGAATTCGGTGATGATCTGCGGATACGCGCTGCGCTTCATGGTGCTGTGTCACCCTTTCCTCAGCGTCCAGTCAGTGTCGAAATCGGCCTGGTAGAAGGCGGTACCGGCGGAAAGGCCGACCAATCGCCCCCGTGTCCAGGCCAGCGGTCTTTTGCAGCCAGGCGGCGTCCAGCCGGCCAGCAGTTGGACGATGCTGTTGCGCAGTCCGGTCAGGCGGGGCAGCACGCGCGCCCCGGTGGCGTCACCCGCCACCCTGTCCAGCAGCAGCACACCAACCGTCTCAGTGACTGCCTGCGTGTGGGGGCCGGTTGCCGCCCGTGCTGCTGCCGGGTCGGCACCAATCGGCAGCACAAAGGCATGGGGCATCTGTTGCGGCAGCAGGTTCCGGTCGATCAACTCGCTCAGTTCTGCCGCCCCTTGCACATCGCGCAGACCCGTCTCTGCCTTGGCGTCCCGCAGGCGCTGGACGATCAGTTCCACCAGGTCAATCACGATGCCAGCCCCCCGGCAGCATCGGCCAGATAATCGGACAGGATATCGGCGATGCCCGTTTCCGACTGCTCATTGATGCCCAGGAAGGGGCGGGCCGGCATCTTGATGTCATGGGCCTTTACCTGCACATCCTGGGCGAAATTGGATTTTCCCTTTTTCACGAAGCGCCGCGACAGCTCGCCCGCACGCTTGTCATAGCGGCGATAGATGGTCTGTTGGCGGGCTCCCCGCTTGATCGTCCCGCCAAGCTGGTGGATGGCGGCATAGACCATATTGGTACCGACAGCGGCGCTTGTCGGGGTTGCCTCCGACACGATGGATTGCCGCAGGCGGGCCGTATCGGTCAGTGTCTGGCCGCCGCTTGCCTTTGCCCGCAGTGATGCCGGCCACTTCCGGCCATCCGGCCCCGTCTCCCGCTCAAACCGCAATGCCGTTTCCATCTCCATGAAGGAGCCGATCTGCTGCATGGCCGGCAGCAGATCATGGGACGCGGCCAGCAACCGGGCCAGGGCTGTGGCCAGCGGTTCGGTTTGAACGTCAATCCGCAGTTGGATGCCCGTCATGGCGTTACCCCAGATAGTCTGCGATGGCGCTGGTAACGGTGGCGGTGCCGGCTTGTGTATGGATGGGCGTGCTGGTTGTGGCAGCCACCAAGCCGGGCAACCCCAGCTCCAGTTCACCGGCCCGGATTTGCGCCAGCGTGGCGCGGGCATTGCGGGCGGCTGCCAATACCGGCTCGGGCGCTGCATCAACATGCAGCCGTACCAGCACCAGGTCACCGGCAATGCCGGCCAACAGGGGCGGCACGGTTTGCAGCGGAAGCTGGTACCGCGCGCTCAAGCTCGCATCGATCTCGCTTTCAGCCAGACCGATGGCGTTGCCCAGCACATCGTCATTGACCGTACCGGCCCCCTGATGGTCGGTCAGATCGCGCAGGCGGTCAGCACCGAACCGGGTCATAAGCTGCTCAGCGGTGATGTAGCTCACGACGCACCTCCGGTTTTACCGGTGGCAGCCTTGCCGCCACGCGGCTTGGCCTGTGCAACGGGGGACGAAGAAGCCGCCGGGCCGCTCTCTTGCTGCCCTTCCTCAACCACAACACCACTCTGGCCATCGATGACGCCGAGCGCAGCCAGTTCGGCCTGTTCCTCATCCTCCTCGTCAAAAATGACGGGGCCACCCACGGGGATGATCTGGCCGTCACGCTTCAGGGGGGACAGCACCCGGTATGCGACCTTCGGCATGGCCATGTCCTCACTTCGGGTTCTGGATCAGGAAGCCCGCACCCATGCCTGTCAGGACCGGCGCGCGCTCCATGGTCACCCCATGGACCCAGCTCTTGGTGTTTCGGTCGTAATAGCCTTGCTCCACCATCGGATGGCCGTTCAGCGTGTAGGTGTAGCCATATGACGGCTGGCCCTGGCTCAGGTTGGCCGTGGGCACATAGGCCAGCACGACGTTGTTCCCCCAGATGTCGGTGAACACATCATCATCATCGGCGGTGATGGCGTCACCAACGGCAACATCAACTTCCCAAAGCTTGGCCAACATGGCGGCGGTGACGGGATCGTTCGTCGTCTTGTTGAAATGCTCAATGACCTTGGGATTGTTCCGGGCAGCCTCATAGGCTTGGGCGGACAGGATGCAGACATTGGCCCGCTTGCCGGTGGTGGCCCGTACCGCCTCCTTCCCCGCTGCAATGTCCTTTGTCGGGTTTCCGGTGTCCGCAGACCATTTGTCGCCGCCAGACAGCGTAACCTTATGGTTATTGTCATAATTGCCGACAGAGGTGGCGATGGTCGCCTGCTCAAATTCCAGCGCCTTCAGGGTGACGTCCATGGTCAGGCGCACCGCACCGGCGGACAGATCGATACCGGGCTGGGCGACGGCGGCTTCACTCATATGCTCAATCGGCACCACCGCTTCGGCGGCATCCTGGAACAAAGCGAACGCCTTGCCGAGATACCCGTACTGGATACGCTTGGTGGGGCCGCCCGGTGCGCGGCGCAAATTATAGGCGCGAAACGCTTCCTTGCCGAATTCAAGCACCTGGCCGCCGCGCTGCCCCACCGGGATACGGGGAAACAGGCGGTGGCCAACGAACTCATTGTTGCTGTACCCATGGGCGACGCTGCTCAGCACAGGGTCGATAATGCGCACCTGCGCATTGTTCATACCGGTGGTCATAGGGCGATCCTTCAGCGGAACTTGACAGGGATCAACTTGCCGGCAGCCGTGGCGGCCCCCAGCGCATCGGCGAAGACGAAGACGGGCGGATCGCCGCCAGTCAGGGCAGCGGAACCATTGGCAGCGGCGGCGGTGACAGCCGTGGCACCACTGGCAATGGCCAGGGCGGGGGCAGCGACGGCCCGGCCCTGATTGTCGGTGGTCAGCGAGGCACCAACGGCAATGACGCCGCCGGCTTCCACCATGGCGGTATGACCGACATGGACAGTGAGGGTTTCCCCATCGGCGGCCTTGGTGGCGGCAACGCCCAGCACCTTCTGGCCGGCAACGCTCGCCTGGGCACCATCGAAGCCGACCAGACGGTTGGCCGCAACGGCACCCGATGCCGTGACGGGCAGAACGCCAGAGAACCCATAGGCTTCAGCCATGCTATCCTCCTTCAGCGAACGACCGCCAGGGCCGCTTCATAGGTGATGCCGGGGTTCTTGGCCTGGTGGGCCAGAACCTTCTGGTGCAGCGCCAGACGCTCCTGATCGACCTGATATCCTGCCGGGGCCGCAAAGGATGCCGTGTCGGGGTCCACATCGGTGCCCGCCGGCAGCGCACCGAACGCAACCATCTTGGGCAGTGCCGCCAGAATGGCCTTGAACTGCTCGCGGCCCGTCGTCTTGGCCGGCTTGCCGTCGGTGGGGGCGGAAAATTCCACCGTATCGGTGCCGTTCAGCGTCGCCATGAAGCTGACAACGGCAGGTGTTAGCCCATTCGGCAACGTACCGGCCTTGACCAGGCCATCCACGAAGGCTTTGTCGGCGGCGATGTTGGCGGCGGCCAGTTGGCCCGCAAAGGAGGCGATTTCCGCATCCTTTGCAGCCAGGGCCGCTTCCAGCTCCGCCAAGCGGGCGGCATCAGCCGCCTGTTTGGGATCGGACACAGGAACCTCTTCGATTGGGTGGGGGGAGGCAAATTCCAGCGTGGCGACATCATCGCCCCCGCCGGCAAAGGCGACGGGCTTCAGCCCGGTAACGGCAGGTACCGCCGCCCCCAGGAAGCCGATATGGCGCAGGTACCAGACACCCTTCACAGGGTTGTCCGGGGAAGTGGGGCTGTAAAAACTGGGGGAAACCTTCTTGAAACGGCCCTCTTGGACCGCCGCTGCAAAGGCGGGATCGACCTGATCCAGATCGACGCTCAAGCCCCCATCGGCGAACTGGGCACCCTTCACCCAGCCATAGGCCGGGGCATCATGCACGGGATGGCCGACAACAACCGGTGCCTCACCCTTGGCCGGGTCATAGGCGGCAGCGGTGGCCGCCAGATCAGCCGCTGAGAAGGACAGCGTATGGCCCTTGATATCGGTGAAGGTACCGGGCCGGAAAATCTGAATGCGGGTGGTCATGGCGGGGCCGGGTTCCGAACGATCTTGCTGGCGTTCAGAATGCCGGCAGGGGGCAGCAAAGGCTCCCCCGGCACGCGCTAAGGACAGCCCGCCCGATGAAGGGCACGCGCGGCCCCAGTAACGGGGGCAGTAACGCTATCGGGGGATGGGGGCGCTACATCGGGGCACCCCCATCGCGCAACGCGCCCTGTGACGGCGCTATGCGCTTGACCGTAACCCTGATCATTCCCATACTGAAAATCAGCGGTGGCCGACCAATTGACGACCGGCGGCCTACGTGGTCCGTGGGGGAACTGTCGGACCCCCCGGTCACCGCCTCGGGATAATCTCGCCCCTTCCGTACTGCCTTACCGCGTCCTTCTCAAAGCTGCGGCGGAAGCTGTTCAGAAACAGCGTGTCACCGGAACCGGTGCGCTTGATCACGACTTGGTGCCACAGGCCGTCGACCTCGCCAACCACCACCATTTTCCGGCCCTCGTCCTGCAAAATGGCGGTACCGGTGCGCAGTAGCTGCGGCAGTATATCGGCATAGGCTTCCTGCCCGATTTCCTCCTGCCGCCCCTTATCCCGCTGCTTTCTCATGTCGTCGGCGGACATCACCAATGTCCGCGTCGCCGTGCCCAGTGCTGTCTGCAAGGCAAGGTCGATCTGTGCGACCGGCAGCGAAACCCGGCCCCGCCCGGCCAGCAGGGCGGCAAACTCCGCCGATCTGACAATGCCTGTGATGGCACCAGCGGCAATATCCACCGGGGCCGCATCCAGCTTGTCGCGCAGCCGGTCCGATGCCGCCGCCAACCCGGCCCGCCCCACATTATAGGCAAAGCCCGGATCAATCCCTTCCGGCACCTCAACTTTCACACCCGTCCGCTTATTCGTCCATTCTTCCCGCTGCACCTTGGGGGATGGTGAAACCGTCCAGCCGTTGCGGTGCAGATCGCGCTCCGATAGCTGAATCACCGTGCAGCGGCAATTCCAGCCATTGGGGGGATAATGCTCCCGCCACCATTTATCATCCCAGCGCAGGATGGTGCCGTGCCATTGCCGATGGTCATCGCGTGTGCGTTCATCCAGCACCGCGACATAGCGCAGATAGGGCCGGGCCGGGGCCACGGCCTCCACCCGCGCCCATTTGCCCGCCGCCGTCGCCATGCGGATATTGACATTATAGATGGTGCGCAGGCGGCGCGGGCTGCCCAGTTGCACCATATCCTTCTCACCCGTTGCCGGGTTGATGGCCAGCTTGCGGCCCCACCAGCCTTCGCGTTCCAGCAAGGGCTGCAGATCGGCCCGGAACTGCTCAAAGGTGCGACCGCCGGCCAATGCCTTGTCCAGTTCAGCACGGATCATCACCAGGATATCCAGGCTGGTGGCCTTGGCCACGGTAAAGGCCCCGGCATGTTGCGCCTGCCAGGTATCCCGCCAGTCCCAACCCAACCGGAACCCCTTGCCCCGAAAGAAGGCCAGGGCGTCCGCCGGGGGCAAGGGTTTCAGCTTGATGTCAGCCATGGGCAGCCCCCGGTTTGGGGGGTGGTTGCACCCGCAGACGCAGAAATGGCAGGCGACGACGGTCGATAAAGTAAATGTAACGGAACTGCCGGAAATGATGTGGAACGGCGCGGTCGCGGTTGGCTTGTAGATGGAGTGCGCGCCCGCCCCCGCCAGCCGTCCGGTTCATCATCATTTCGTGATACCATTCACCATCAAGCTCAAAGAAGCGCGTGCGATGGCTGCCACAATAAAGGAAATTGGCCGCCTGATAGACGACGCCTGCACCACCACATCGTTCATCTGCGAAAGATTGTATCCAGCCGACTTGCGGGTAGACCCTTTTAATGTACCGGATCGCATAGGAGAGCGCTGTGCTTTCCCCGTTACGGGGCACCGCATCATTGATCCACATGCGATTCAGTTCCAGATACTCACGGTTCCCCGTCCCAGTAACGATTGTCTTACCGCTGGCTGGGTTCATTGCATAACCGAACTGCAAAGCGCCCATCAGGCTCCCCATCATGTAAACCCCAAGGTGAATATAGGAGTTGTTGACAATCCTCTGGCTGTAGTGGTGGCGACGGATAATATCCGCCGCCACCGACCTTGGAATGCAGCAGACCTGGAAATGATCTGTGCCATAGCCGATGATTTTCTCGTCTTTAGTGATCCAATTTCGGGGGCCGATAGTGACAAGGCGAGTCGCTGACATTTGCATCCAAATGGCTGGACGCTCGCGGGCGCTCGGGTGTGGGACTCGCGGTCCTCTGTTGGAAATTGTTCATTGCGCCACAGCGCGGGCATTTGATGGCCAAGTTTTCTGCCCTTCCCCGCGCTAAAAGCTTGCGGCACGCGCCACAGCGGTAGTCCTCCACTCTTTTTTCCACTATCCACATTCCCGCCCGGTGCACGGGTGGCGGGATGGCCGATGGTCGGCCGACAAAGGTCATGCGGGGTGTTGTCCCGCGGCTTGGGGCGTTGCTGCGCCCCAGCCCCCGCCGACCGCTCGGCAGGGGCAATCTTCATACCGCCATTCTTCATTCAACGGCCCCAGCCCGGCCCGCCAGATGGCCGGCAAAGGTGCCCCTGGCCAGCGCCTCGACCAGTTCGGACAGATCCATGTCCACCGCCAGACGGGAGAGGCGCTGCATGAAATCCTCAGCCGATGTAGCAGCCTCGGCGGCCTGCATGATCTGATCTACCGCCGGGCGAAGTGTCGGCTCCCAATCAGCCAGCAGCTCTTCCACCAGGCCGTCTACGGCGTCACCCCCCGCAGGCGCGGCAAAGGCGGCCCGGCCTGGATCAGCGGGGGCATTGGGCTGGCGCGGCGTCCAGGCCTCACCATAGGTGCGCTGGATATAGTCCAGCGACGGTTCGAACCCCAGCGCCTTAACCTTCGTATCCCGCTCCACCCGCGTGTTCAGGTCTTCCTCATCCGGGCGTTCGCGCCACACTTGCGGCGGTCGCGCCCCCGGAATGTTCAATTCAACGATCCAGCCTGATAGCTGATAGATGACTTCGGACAGCAGATCACAATCCGCGTCGGTCAGTTCATCTTGCACATCCTTATGCGTTTCGCTGGCCGCCCGCGAACCATTGGCCCCCATCTGTGTCGTCAGCGTCTGCCCCACGACGGCCTTGCTAATTTCCGCATTCATGAATTCCACCAACCGCTCATAACAGTCGATGGACCCGGACCGGGTGGCTTCCAGAAACCGAACCGCCGTGCCTTTTGGCACCGTGATGGCGGCCTGGTTGGAAATACCTGACAGAAAGGCCAGCAGTTTGGCCTGTTCTGATTCCGGGGTGCCCTGCTCATATTCGCCGACCGGCGTCGGCTGGGCGAACTTCTCGGCAAAGACATTCCAATAGGCAATGCCCTGGCGCTTGAAGAACACAGGCCAGAACAGGGCGTTACCCAACCCCAGGCCGTAAGGGTCTTCCGTTTCCTCTTCGCCATAGCGCGCTACCAGGAACTTGCGTTCCGGCAGGACCTCACCTTCAGATGGTGCTGCCGGCGTCAGCAGGCGCAGATTACTATCCCGGTCGAACACGAACCGGCGGGCGTTCTTTGTCTTGATCGCCGCCGGTACCAGCCAGGTACCCCCCAGGCCCGGCAATTCCGCCGTCTCCCAAACCACCTCCGCCACCGCAAAGCCGGTCAGCAGGCACCCCAGCAGCCCCAGCGTGGCCCGATCAAAGGCGATCCGTTCATAGGCTTCCTTGACCAGGGCCGCCGCCTGCTGGTCCTGCGGTGCATCGCTGGCCGGCTCCACGCTCCATTCACGCGCCACCACGGCCAGCCGCCGCTTGCCCATGACGGACCGCACATGCGGGTCGCGCATAAGGTCCTGGTAAATCTTCAGGCCCTGGCCACCACCCCGGCGGGCCAGCACCTCATCCCGGCTGGTCAGGATGAAATTCATGTATGGGGCGGTAATATCGACCGCTGTGGTAGCGATCTGACCGCGCAATTCCTTGGGTGCCTTGCCGGCAGTTCCATTCGTCATCTCAACCCCCGAAGAAATCGCCATAGCCAGCGCGGCCCGCACCGACGAAGCTGCTACCGCCCGGCCCCATGAAATCCCCCATGCCAACCGCCTGCGCCGCGCGAACCCCGGCACCGGCCAATGCCGTGCCGGCTTGCACCCGCTGGGCCAGTTGCCACAGCATTTCCAGCGCATCGGGGCCATCATCATGGTCGGCCATTGGCCAGAATTGCAGTTGCTGCAACAGCACGGTCTGGCTGGCATGGACGCGGATGGCACCTGCGGCGATATAGGGCTGCAACCCCATGATCCGCAGTTCCTTGTCTGTGTTGGGCGTGACGGCCTGCGCTGGCACGGCAATGCCGCGCTGAACAGATCGCTTCACCAGCTCGCTGAACAGGAACGCCTGGAACTGGACGGTCTCGACCGCCCACAGCACACAGCGATATTCCGCCTGGAACCGGATCACATCCTCAATGATCAGGTCCGGCAGCCGCCGCGCGATGGATGCTTCGACCACATCAAGATTGCCGGTGTCGCGGTTCAACCCACCAACCAGAATGGCGCTGGGGTCGCGGGATTTGTTCTGCTTGCCCAGGCTGGGGTCCAGCGCCCCGATGAATACCCATTGCGCCAGCCGGTTAACCCAGAAGATCAGCTTGCGGAACGGTGCCCCATCCTCATCCATGGGGTCGTTCTGCTGCTCACTGTTGAAGGCCGCTTCGCCGATCTGGACGCGCAACCGCATCAGCATCTTGAAGGGCCGCACCTCCGGCCAGGATACCTCTGCCCCGGCATCCATCAGATCCCGGTGCTGCTGGTAATATGCCTCTGCCTCCGCAATGGCGCGGGCCTTGTCGTCTTCGTCTGTGCCATCTGCCGACCGGATGATTTCTTCCCAGCGCTGCCACAAATCCATGCGATCCGGCCAGCGCAGCACCGATTTCAGCCGCACGAACCGCCACAGCACATTGCGGCTCTTGCGGATCAGCACGCTGTCATAATGAAGCACAGTGCCGACATACAGCACGTCCATGGAACCATCGGGGCCGCCAAGGTTCAGCACGGCCTTGTCCACCCACTTATCCAGCTTGTTGCGCTGATCAGGGCTGCGCACCGCCTCGTCATTCTCGATATCGTCCAGGATCACCAGATCGGGCCGGTGCGGCCCATGACGGCGGCCACGCAGTTTCATGCCGGCACCGACACCCTCAACCTTGATGCCATTCGCCGTGACCATCTCACCTTCACGCCAGATTGGCCCGACACCGCAGATTTCCGGGAAATCCAGCTTCAGACGCGGGTTACTCTCCAACTCAGCCTTGATGGCCTCAACCATCCCGCACGCCTGTGCATTCACATCCATCGCCACGATGATGTAATGCTTGGCCCGCCGGGCAATGCACCACAGCGGGAACAACTGGCTGCAGAAGGTCGATTTCGCTTCACCGCGCGGCGCGATCACGCCTTCCCGTGCGCCCCCGGTCGGACTGGCGATGATTTCCGGCAGCCGCTTGAACAGGTGCTGGTGCAGGCGCGATGCGCTGGGGGACTTCACATAGTGCGGAAAATAGGTTCGGCAGAAATATTCATACCCGTCCGTGGCCAGCGCCCTTTGCCGACGGGCAGCAACGGCCTCTTTGGCTTCATCCAGGCCCGTAACCTCAGCTTCAATCCGCTTGCGGTACTCAGCCGCCAGCGCGGCCATCTCCTTGACCAGATCAGAGCCGTTGTAACCGGCAGGGCGCAGCTTCACGCGATAATCACTCACCGGCCCAACTCCTTGGCCAGAAAGACAGTGAAGGGCGAAAGCGCGTCAATGAACGCGGGTAGCAGGTCGGGGCTTCTGTCCCCGATGAACCGGGTCAGCAGATCCAATACCTCACCCGCCACCGCCTGCTTGTTCAGCGCTGGCGTGGCCTTGGCCAGGGCCGCCATGGTCTTTGTCGCTGCATCGGCCAACCGGGACAGGGCCTCCGCCTTTTCCAGGGCCGGCGCTTCGCTATCCTTCAGCCCCTCAATCACCGCCTGGTGCAGGGGCAGGTAATCGCTGATCAGCATCTGGGCGATGTTGCTGGCCCCGGCGGATGAAATGCTGATCGCCGCCCGCGCCCGCTCCCAATCATCGCCCTCGTTCTCGGCGGCGGCCTTCCAGCGCCGGGCCGTTGCCACGCCGATTTCCAGCCGATCAGCCGCCGCTTCCAGCGACAGCCGATCATGCACATAGGCACGCCGCAGCGCGGCTTTCAGTTCGGGGGGATGCGCCATGGCGGTCAGACCGGCTTCAGCGACTTGGTGGCCGCCAGCAAATCATCCACCGACAGGCTGGTGCGCGCGGTGGATGGCGGCTTTACCCCTTCGACCGTGCGCCGACCCTCAGCGGTATCGCGGCCCCGTTCCGTCAGCTTGGCCGCCAGCGCGCCAGACACGACGGTGGCTTCCACCAGCTTGCGTTCATGCAGCCAGACCAAGGCCGCACGAACCTGTTCCCGATCCGCTGCGATAAAGACCGCGTTGACCAGATCGGTCAGCAGGCTTTCATGGCCCCGCCCGTCCTTGCATTCCCGCGCCAGCGCCACCAGCAGCGCCGTACGCAGATGCTCCCACCAGCCCTCAGCCAGTTGATTCAGTTCCACCATCATTCACCCCCCGGAACCCGCCGTGCCGCACGTGCGGCCTCGGCGATAATGTCGTCATGGCGCGCCACAGCATCCTGCACCCGCTCAAACCCTTGCAGGCGGCCTTCCAGCAGCCCGGTCAGGCGGGCCAGCCCCTGCGTTACCGGCGTCAAATCTTCACGCGTCGGTAACGCTTGCAGATGCACCCGCATGACCTGGTTATCGGTGTGCAGGGCCTGCACCTTGGCCGACAGGTCCGCATCGGCCTGCCCCAGGGCCTGGGTTACTTTCTCCCATGCCTCACGCTCTTTCTTCAGGGCTTCGTCCACATCCTCTTTGCGGACCAGGCGCAAGCGGAACAGCCAGCCCCAGATCGGGAAGACGATGAAAACCAGCAGCGGCACATAGGGCAGGAAGGGTTGCAAATTCATCGGCGTCGTCTTTCGCGTTCTTCCTGGCAAAAGGTGCAGCAGGTGGCCGCCGGCATGGCCGCGCGGCGCTCTGCCGGGATCGGTTCGCCGCACTCGGCGCAATCGTCTGAACCGGGGCCGATCTGGCCCCGGTCCCGGCTTGCCAGGGCCGCCGCCAGATGCAGATCGGCAGCGGCCTGGGCGTCATCCACCCAATCGCCCATCAGTCGATAACCGTCGTCTGGGCTGGATGGGGCACCACCTCCGGCAGCCGCGCCCGCAGCCGGTCTTTCAGCCCCTGTTCATCAATGCCAAAGGTTCGCAGGGCGTCCGGCACCGTCCGCGCCGCATAGCTGGCGGCGGTGGCAACCAGCTCATCGCGCACCTGGACCTGCGCCAAGTCATCACCACGCCGGCGGGCCAACTCAGTGGCAAACTGGATTGCCAGTTGCAGCGCCCGTTCCAGATAATCCCGGATGCGGTCCTGGCTGCGCACAGACAGATGCTTGGTCACGGCACGGGTGGCGATGCCGGCCAGCACTGACAGGCCCCCGCCCAGAACTTCAACCCCATAACCCCACAAGGGGCGCAGGTCGGCGGTGGCCGCCTCTGCGGCCAGCGCTTGGCCGGTGAATAGCAGGAAGCTACCCAGCCCCAGACCCAAGGCGGCAAAAATCCCCCCCGCAACCCGCACAGCCCGATGCGCGGCAAAGGAAGGGGTGATGGCATGAATAATGGTGCGCAACGCCAGCACCAGCAGCACGATGGCGGTCAACATTACAGATTCTCCGTGATGTAGGGGGCAACCAGCCGGTCCCATTTGGCGCAGAACTCGGCTTCGCTGCCGGCCCCCCGGCTGGTGTTGTAAAAGCGCTTCCACAGCGCCGCGAAGGCATCCCGATCCACGCGGGCGGGCAGCTTGGCGTCCGCTTCGCGCCAATAACGCAGGCGGCACATGGCCGCCGCATAGGTCAGGGTGGTGGCCAGTTGCGTGGTGCGATCCGGGAACGGTGCCAGCAGGGACCGCATCCGTGCGGCCCAATCCGGGCGATAGGCCAGCCAATTGTCCCAGATATCATCCGCCGTGGCCTTTTCGATCTGCCACGGGCCATAGGCCGGCCCCAGCGTGCGGTCCCCCCGGCCCGTATATTGGTCCAGGGCGCGGAACTCGCTTTCGGCGGCTGCCGTGCCGACCACCAGCCAGGTGGCAATGTCGGTTTCAAAGCCGCGCGCACCATTGCCGATCTGGGCAAGCGCGGGGCGCACGACATAGCGTGCATATTGCAGGGCGATCATCAGGACCATCCAGGCGAAAAGGATGGTGGGATGATGCCCCGATAAAGTGCGCCACGCCCCCCCGCGACGCGGCAGGAGTTACCGGTCCTTGCGCCAGTCGAACAGGGGCAGCGGACTGTCGGGATGCGCGGCCCCTACCGATAATGGCAACGGCTCTTGCGCGGGTTTCACCCCACTCACATAGCGCCTGATGGTGCCCGTATCGCGGTACAGCTTGCGGGCAATGCTGGTGATATCATCCCCGCGCAGGCGCATGGCGCGCGCATCCAGCATGGCCAAGTAATTGGCCGCACTGGGCCACCGGATATCCAGCGCACCATATTCATGCCGCAGCAGTTGCACAGCCCTCTGGCCGATCAGCCGCACCATTTCATGGTCCGGGCGCGGGTGGGCTGGAAACCGCGCCTCCCGCCCGCCATAGGCCCGCACAAACTTTACCGTCCGCGCATCACCAATCAGCCGCCGCATGGGGTCATAGGTGTCCGGCAGCACGGGCAGGCTATCCCGCCGCCGCAGCCGTTCTTGCTCTTCAGGGGTCAGCTCAGGACGCATCAGCACCCCCCAGGAAAAGGTCCGGCGGGGCACGATGGCCCCGCCGGATAAGGGTCAGCGCCCCCTGGCCATGGCGCTGCGGGCGCGGGCAATGGCCAGCAGATGTGGGCAGGCCAGGGCCGGCGGATGCACCAGCCAGGGCACGGGCCGCATCCCCATGGCAGCGGCAATCCGGGTCATGCGGCCCACGGCATCGGCCAGATCGGCAGCCGTCAGCGGGGTGTCGGGTACTTGCTTGCGACGCATGGCTTACACCCCCGCCGCCAGCAGGCCAGCCCGGCGCAACGCCGTGACGCGCTTCTGCACCTGGTTGGCCGTCATATCCATCACCTTGGCCGTCTCTGCCGGGGTGAAGCCCCGCTGGCGGTATCGCAGCACACTGGCCAGATCGGGGCGCAGCAGGTCCAGCGGAATGGTAAGCGGGGCCGGAAGGGCGGGGACCGGTATGGCCGCCTTTTCTTCCAGCGTATCCAGAACCCAGGACCGGAAGGCCGCCGCGCGGGGGCTGCTCACCAGCATGGCCACCAACGCAGCGCCACGCGGGGAGAATACCCGCGCCTGCTGGGCACCGCCCGGTGTCGGTACGGTCACGATACCGGTCTTGTCCGGCGCGAACTCCGCACGATGGGTTTTCAGCAGGCGTTTCAGGGTGCGGTCCGTGACGCCAAGGGTATGACAGACTTGTCCCCCCCTGATCCAGGACACGCCAGAAATGTCGTAGACGTCGAATGATTGGCCGTCGAACTCCGCGACGGCTGTCGGCTTGATCAGCATGACATGTTGCTCCTCGGAACATTAGAACCGAGCGCAGCAAGCGAGTTTCTAGGTTCACCGCTGGCGCCCAGGGCCTAGAAACACGTCCGAGGTCGTGCCCCCACGTCTTTAGGCTCGCGCCTTGGACATGCACGTGGGGACCCTGGGCATAGCGGGAAAAGTCCGCGCCAAGCTTACGGGTGGCGTAACCGCCTCGGATGAACGGGATTTCTAGGCCCGTAAGCGGACGGTAGCGCCATTCGGGGGGCGGTGTCAAATCTGGTATCAAAACGGATGCAATTAGCCGCCAGTGGACGGTCTTTTCACGCGCGTGTATAAGTAAGCGATGGCTAATTTCTGAGGAGAAGGAGAAGCTGATGAAATTTTTTTTGGTGGTGTTTGCATTTGTGTTGCTGGCCCAGTCCGCAAATGGACAGTCCTCATCCCCGGCTGATCGTACCGGCAGCGGAGCGTATTGCCGTCCTGCTGGGGTTGCATTCTTATCATTGATTACGCGACCAATGGAGCTGGAACAAAAGTTATCTTCCATATACGAAAAATGCCATCCTGGAGATATTATATTGGTATCTAAAGACTTATTGGAGAAGTCAGCGATAATTGCACGCCTATGCGACTTCAATAGGCAGATTATTCTGTTGCCTACGGGCACAATGTGCGTGCTGGCACCATTGCGGCCTGAAATACCAGCCATGTAGCAACCCATCAGGCGGCTCATACCGTCACCCCCTTCGACTTCGCCCACTGCGTCAGATCGTCGATGCAGTGCCCACGCTGTTGCGGGTTCAGGAAGGACAGGCTGTCCAGTTTGGGCAGGCTCAACTGGCGGGCGCACCAGGCGCACAGGGCCTTTTCCCGCCGGTCCTTCACTACGCCGGCCTTGCCCATGATGATCCACAATGCCCGCAGCTTGCGGCTTTGCGGGTCACGGGGCAACAGGGCAGCAGACCGGCCCGGCCCGGTCGGTGCGCCGGCCCTGGTCAAGGCATCTGCCACCTTTGCCAATTGGCCGGCATCCATGGCCCGCAGACTGCGTTCCCCCTTGGTTGCGGCAGCCAGGAAATCCCGCCACGTCTCATCCTCTGCAAGCCCCGGCACCTGCCGACGGCGGGTCTGAATGACCTTGATGGCGGCCTTGGCCGGGTCTTTTACAGTCTGTGTCATAGCGGTCATTTGCGGTCCCTCCGACGCCCCGCCCGGTCCAGGCAGGCGCTTTCATCGTCCAATACGTCCCGAATATCCGCCTCACCCCACCCATGCGCCGCCAGATCAGCCGCCGCTGCCAGCAGGGCGGCCAGCGCCTGGTCAACCGTCACCGCTGCCGATCCGGCGGGTGCCCGCACATGCCGCGCGATGATCGCCCGGCATTCTTCCCGCTGGCGCGCGGACAGGGGAGAGCGCAGCAGGGTCAGCACACGGGCAAGGTTCAGATCGGTGGGGCGGGGTGGCACGGGTCAGCCCTCCAAATCCGTCACTTGGGCGCGAAGCCGCTTCCACCGCTTGTGTGCTCGGTCTGACTTTGCTGAGGCAGCTTCCCAGACTGCGTAAGCAGCTTTACAGGCCCGATCGGCCTTACTGGCCGCCACACTGCCCGGCTTGCTGGCTTTGAGTTGATCGCAGGCGTTTTGATACCGATTGATGGCTTCAACGGCCTCGTTGGCGGCGGCCATGTCAGTGCGCATGGCCACGCTTGCCTGAACTTGCAGCAGCAGCACCGGCTTAATGTCTGGCCAAGCCGTGCTGACCAAAAGCAGCAATTCCTCCCGGCTCAAATCCTGGATCGTGGGGAGCTTGTCGGGCTTACTCATAGCTCACCCCCTCATTGCAGTCGGGGCACGCAATGCCCCTAATGGCCTCCGACCAAGTGCAGGACAGCCACTCGTTCCAGCCGCAGCGGCAGACGAAATGCGCGGCTTGGCGGCCGTCCGGGAAATGACCGTGATCATCGCTCTTTGCCAGCACACGCGGACTGCGGCGCTTGGGCTTGGCGAACAATTCCTGCTGGCGGGCCATGATTACTGGCCCTCCCGTGCAAATTCCGGCCATCTCCAGAAGCCCTGGAAACCACGGGCCGGGATTGGCTTGGCCCACGGCTGCGGGTCCAGCATGGGCCAAGCCCACATATCCTCATCAATATCCGGATCGCCTGGCCAGAGGTCGGTGCAGCGCACCGGCTGCCCCAGTTCCACCGTACCCAAGCCGGCACCGAATGGCAGTGGGCACGGCTTGCCATCAAGCGCCGCATATACTTTCACGAATGTGTTCAGAATCATGCCCCGGGTGGTTAACCCCTGATGCTGGAACTCATAACGTGTATCCAGATCGACAGGGCGCTTGGCGGCATGAATGACAATCCGCTGCCCGACGATGGCGGCAGGGGCTCGCCAGCGCCGGAACTCATAGGGCTTTCCCGCCAGGATGATGGTGGTGGCCCAAGGCTGCCAGACGGAAAGGGCGCGCATGGTCACGCCCTCCCCGTGGGCACCGCATGCACCAGCGGCGATCCACCTTGGCGGCGGACGCCAGCCGCCACCGCAGCCACAGCCCGGCGCATCGCCCGAACTTTTTGCTCGATCTCGGCATCGGTGTGGGGGCTGATCGCTAACAGGTGTCCGGCAGCATTGATCAGCACGGACAGGGAGAGCTGCAGATCGTGATTGCCGGTTTCCTCATGCAAAGCCTTCAGGTGGCCCAGCACGGCGACAATCGCCCTGATCTCCGGGCTATTGCCGCGCAACATGCGGTGTTCGATATCGTTCATAATCACACCTCAAATCGGGTGACAGATTGGCTTCGGCACCGCCCGCACATGCGGTTATGCGGGCCTTCGGATTTGAAGCTGGCTTTGCAGGTCATGCAGGCCCGGTTCTGCTTCCGGGTGGGGCCGGTGGGCCGGGCATGGTCTCGTTTGGCGATGACAGCGGCTTGGGTGCGCCCCAAGGCGGCGGCGATCTTCTCCACCGGATACCGCTGCGACACCATCTGCCACAGCTTGTTGACCTGCTCGTCAGTCCACCGGCTGGTCATCACCACCCCCGGCAGCCAGAAATGTCAGCACTGCACCCCGGCCCCGCAGGCGCAGGGCATCGGCCAGATGCAGCAGGCCAGACCAGTCCTCAAAATGCAGGCGGGGCTGGCCATCGGCGGCGGTGGAAAGCCAGCAGGCCACGGCGGTTCCATCGCCGCACCGGATCAGCACCCGGCAATCATTGGCTGCCTGCACCGGCAGCGGGTCATGCCACGTACCGGCCCGCGTACCGGCGGCATAGACCGGGATATCAGCCGGCAGCGGGGTGGCGGGGAGCGACAGCGCGCTTTCCATGTCATGCCCTCCCACTCAGCTTGGTGGCGATCAAATCAACCACGTCGCTGACCCGGCGGTCAGGCCCGGCCTCCCATTCGCTGTCGGGGATGGTGACGCCGAATTCCTCCTCAATACCCATCACCAATTCGATGCTGTCCAAGCTGTCCAGGCCCAGGTCGGACTGGACAAAATCGTCCGGCTTCAGGGAGATTTCGCCCTTCCGGCGGCGGGTATAAGGGAGCAACAGCACACATAGACGGTCGTTGATGGTGGCTTTGTCAGGCGTCTGCATCGCATCCCCCCACCGCCACAGCCTTGGTCAGGTCGAAGATGCGCTTGCGCACGGTGGGGTCGGTGATGCGGTAATAGGCCCGCACCAGTTCCAGCGTTTCCCGCTTGTGCATCGGGTCGGGCTCGCCCGCTTCCGGCATCGGGGCCGGCGCGGGGGCGGACTGGTCGGCCATGCCATCAAAGAAAAACGACACCGGCACATCCAGCACGCCGGACAGGTCGAACAGGCGGCTGGCGCTGATGCGGTTGGCACCCCGCTCATACTTCTGCACCTGCTGGAAGGTCAGGCCGATGGCCTCGCCCAGCTTTTCCTGGCTCAGGCCCAGCAGGGTACGGCGCAGGCGGACGCGGCTGCCAACATGCACATCAACGGGGTTTGCGTTCCCACTAACGGCTTTGAATGTGCCGGGGGGGCGTCCCCGCCTTTTGGGGGGGTGATCGTTCATTTCCGGGTTTCCTTGTCTTAAAAAAAGGGGGGTGCTGGGTGATTGGGTCTATGCCCGTATGGTCGCAGCGGTGTCTTCGGCCACCATCAGCGCCTCAAGGGCTTTCGCTTCATCCGGCGTGGCGACCTGAAAGTAGGGCTGGTGCTGGCCCTCTTCGGTGACTACCTCCAGCACGTGGAGCGACAGGAGCCCGCCCAGGGTCCAGTCGCAGCCGCGGACTTTGGCGCGCTCTTCATCGTTGGGCCGCCAAGGGCCAGCCTTGCTGAACCGGCCCTCGCACGAGAAGCCGATAGCCGTCTCAACGCGCTCAGCGCCGCAGCCTGCCCGCATCAGGGAGGCGATGGACTGGACAGTCCCGCAGATCGGGCACTTTGTGGCGATATGTTCGCGTGCAGAAACTCCCTGCGCCTTAAAGCGCGCGTGAATCTCTGCGATGGAGATTTGTTCAACCGACATAAGGTTTCTCCGTCTGAAAGGGGCAGGGATCAAGCCGCCGTGGCGGTGCTGGGCGGGCGGGGTGCAAACCGGTCCTGCCAAGCCTGCATTTCCGCTTCGTCAATGCCTGCATCGCCAAGCGCGCGCAGGGCATCGTTCAGGCAGCGCAGGGCGCTGATGGGGGCACCGTCCAGCAGATACGTTGCCGCCAGTGTGGCCGCCTCCCGGCCTTCTTCGACCGAACGGCGCAGGCTGCGGCGGTTCATGTCCGCCGGGGCGGGAATGGTCTTGGCGATATCCAGCGGCACCATGGACCATTCACCATCGGGCCGATCACGGCGATAGAAGCGGACATAGCGCTTGGTGCCGATGATGCGAACCGCATCGTCAATGGCGCGCGTCACCTCTGCCCAGACGGGATCATCCACCTGCATCCGGCGCAGTGCCAGGATGGCACCCACATCCACCTTGCCTTCCTGATCCACCTTGAAGGCTTGGCTGACCAGGGCGACCAGGAAGCTATCCGCTCCCGCCCGTGACGCACGGGCCAGGATCATTTCATCCAGCAGCCGCTTGGCAATCTGCAGTTCCGGCCCCAGTTGGATGCGGTCAGCCACCTGCACCTTGATCTGTAAGCAGCCGTTGAAGCTGGTGAAGGTACGGTTTCCCTTCGTCTCCCCGCTTTGGGTGACGCCATATTCCTGGGCCAGCAAGGCGTCGAAGGCCGCGATATCGGCATAGGTATGGGCCTGGAACCGGGCCAGTTCCGCCGACAAATCCTCCGCATAGGTGCAGCACTTGCGCACCATCTCATCCATCAGCAGATCCACCGGGGGGATGCCGTCCAGCGGTTTCAGGTCTCCCTTGGCATTGCGGAGATACGGGGTGCCGCCAACGTCAATGGCGTCCGGGTGTGTTTCATACGCAGTCATATCAACCTTCCAGTTCTTGGGTGTGATGGTTCGGCAGGCAGGCGGCCCAAACGTGCCGCCGCGCCTCCCGGTTCTGGGCGGCCCGCGCATCCGGGCCGGGGCTGTACAGCGTCACCAGGGCATCGGTGCCGGCCTCGCGTACCGTCAGCGTGTAGACGCCCTCGGCAGAGGGGCCGCGCCACGTCAGCAGGCGGCCCGCATGGGTGCCTTTTTGCGACAGCCAGCCGATGGACTGGTCAGAACGAAAGCCGGTGCTGGTCATGCTGCTTTCCCTTTCTTGCCAAGGCCCACCCGACAGGCCGCACAGGCCCGCCAGTGCCAATATTCGGGATCGTCCGGGCCGGGCTCCGGTCGCTGCTGGTGCTCGGCGCAGGCCTGGCCGCTGATCGGCCCAGCCAGGAACGGGCATTCGATCTGCCCCAACCGGGCGCGCACGGCCTCGGCCATCCGGCTGGTGTCGCGGTCATATTTCCCCGCCAGCAGCAGCGACACGGCGGTGCGGCTGTATCCGATGGTATCGGCGGCGGCCTGGATGCTGCCCATGCGCTGCACAGCAGCACGCAGGGCGGCGATCCAATCGGGGCCGGCATCAGGCTGCGGCTGCATCGGCCACCTCCAACAGCTTCCCGCTGTTCATGTCGATCAGCCGCCGTGTGCCCTTTTCATGCGCGGGGGCACGCGGGCCAAGGTCACGCTGCAACTGGTACAGCCGCTCGCCGTTTTCGGCCTTGAACCGGCTCACCGCGACCACGCCCACCTTCACCAGGGCGTTCAGGTATTCGCGCACGGATTGCAGGGCGCTTTTCGTGGCCGCGTGGCCGATCACATCCAGCAATTCGCTGGCACTGGCCTTTCGCTGCATCCGCAGGGCACGCCAGATCAGCGCCCGCAGGTTATTCGTTACCGCCTGTGGCGGGGTAACGGCTGGCTGGCTGGCCAGCGACAGCCCAGCCTGCGAGGGCATGTAGCATTGCGCCTTGTTCCGTCGGATCAGGTGTTGCAGCCGCAGCCACTGCAACACCGCCGTCAGCTCTTCCGCTTCCATGCCGGAAGCCACCTGCAGTTCCATCAGGGTCCAGTGATGGCCGGGCCGCCCGGCCATGATCCGCAGCAGGGCAAGCGAGGGGGCGGCCATCATGCACCCCGCCTGACCGAGCGCCCGGCGCACAGCGCCCGCCCGGCCATATCCGCCGCGTTCACCTGCTTGGCGTCATTGGCCGCAGCCCACCGCTCCACCTCTGCTATGGCGTTTTTGGCTTCACGCAAATATCCCCCGGACTGCCGCAGGATTTCCGCCGCCAGGTCGTTGGTGATGGCAACCTCAGACAGCTTTTCACACATCAACCGGATATCGGCCTCGGTGGCTGGGCCGAACTGGGCGCGGCTGGCCACCCGGCTGGCAAACTGGTCATAGCGCATCACATGGTTGATGCCGGCCTCGTCCCCCGCCAGGATCACTTCCATCTCGGTCAGGTCGCTGATATCGCGCAGCGTTTCCAGCAGCTTGATCTTGCCGCGCACCTTCAGCAGTTCCACCTCGTCCAGCACGATGATGATCTGCCCGTTGCGCACCGCCTCCACCACACGCAGGAACAAATCCTGTTTGCGGTTGCCATCGGTCGAAAGGCCCAGTTCGCGGGCCAGTTCTTCCAGCATCCAGCGCGCCGTCCAGTCCGCCTTGAAACGCAGGTACACCGCCGATTGGCGCACCGCCCACCATTTCAGCGTGCGGGTCTTGCCCAGCCCGCGTTCACCCTTCACCGCGATCCACGATGCTTCACGCGCGCCGCGCTGCTGGGCCTTTGATACCGCCCCCAGGAAGGCTTTCGCGCCGCTGGTCTGCACAAATTCACTTGTACGCATTGTTGCCTCCGTTCGCGGGCGCTCAGGCGCACGCGGCCTCAAGGGCTTCGTCCGTGATGTCATCAAGCAGCAGCCGGAAAGACGGGTTGCTGCGGATCATGTTGGAAAGCCGCCGCTTATCCATGGCGGTGGCCTGCTGGGGATGGGCAACAACCCACCGGCCCCAGGATTCATCATCGTCAAATCGCGGGCGCTCACCCGCTGCCGGGGCCGATGGGGCCACCAGCGCCAGCGCGGGCGCTTCCAGCCGGGCGAATTCGGCTTCCACCGCCGCCAGTTCGTCGGGCTGCATGGGGGCACCGGATGCGGCTTCCACATCCTGGAAGCCCAATTCCGCATCCACCACCGCCAGCTTATCCAGCAGCCGGTTCCGGCGGCCTTTGGCCCGGTCCAGCTTGATCTTGTCGAAATAGGGCCTTGCGTGGCCATCGGCGAAGGCTTCGCAGATTGGGCGGCCCTTGATATCCCGCACCCAGATGCGGCTGCCGTCGTGAATGTCGAAGCCCACCTGCACCTGTTGGCCGTGATAATCGGCCAGCGCGGGCGAATGGTAATCCACCTTGTTGAAGCGAATGACTTCGCGGCTGACATTGCCCAGACGGTGCGGGCGGAACAGTTCGGTCAACTGCTGCGGCGACGGCAGGGCAGGTTGCCAGCCGCGTGCCTGGAAATCCTTCCAGCACTCATTCGGGGTCATATGACGGCGCTTGCCCGTGATCGGGTCCATCAGCGTCGGTAACGCCCGGTGCGGGGTGTTATTGTCCCGTTCGATGCATTCCGCCACCCAGGCCTTATGTTCCTCCCAGCTTGGCAGGTGCTGGGAATGCCCGTGGATCTTCAGGTCGCGGTCAATCCGCTTCACCACCAGCTTGCGGGCGTCACCGTCCATATCCGGCCCGGCGAACGTGACCATCCGCTTGGCCGCATCCTTGAAGGTGCGCGCCCAGGCCCGTTCAATCACCCCGCGCCCTTGCGGGTTCCCTGGTCGGCCGGTTTCATGCACCACGTTCAACCGGCCAAAGAAGCCGGTGATTTCATGGGTCATGATCTCACCCACCTCACCCGCGCCATTGTCGGTATAGGGGATGGCGATCAGGCCATTATGGCGGATGGCATGTGCCCAGGCATCCAGCACCGTCCATGTGCTTTCCGCCAAGCCGATGGACCATCCCACCGTGCGGCGGGTCGCAACATCCAGCACACGGGTAATCTCGGGCCGGAACCGCTGGCCATGCACCGGGTGCTGCACGTCCCATTTGGCCGTGTACCCGTCGCACACGCACACATCCATCGGTTCCAGATGGTCGAAGCTGCGCTTCACATAGCCCTTCAGGGCACGCATGGCCTGCGGGCTGCGCCGCCCGCGCTCCCGCTCAATGGCGGGCAGCGTGGCCAGCCAGCGCCGCACCTGATGTTCGCTGGGGCGCGTCACCCCGGCGGGCAGTTCCATGGCCGCCACGGCGGCCCGGATCGTCGGGTTCGACGGCAGATTATAAACCCGCCGCAACGCCCCGGCCCATTCCGGGGCCACGCTGCCCGCCGGCTGGTGCCGGGGGGCACAATGCCCATGGTCCCGCAACTGCGCCCGCCAGCGCATGATGGTGGGGCGGGTCAAGGTGCGGCCATTCTCCCCCGGTCGCGCATTCGCGGTGGGGATCATCGCTTGCAGATCGGGATGCAGTTCACCCTTGGCGGCCAGCTCGCATACCGCGTCAACCGCCTTGTTCAGGCCGGTTTCCAGCGCCATCTTGTCGATGGCCGCCAGCACGGCGCGGCGGGCCGCATCAATCCGGCGCTGATAGTCGGACATGTCCTGCTGCGCCGGGGCCACCATCGGGGCCGCCACCGGGGCCGCCGATTTGGCACGGTGCCGGGCCAGCGCGCGCTGCACATCGGCGGGCAGGTCGGAAAGGGCGAAGAAGTCTTTGTGACCGCCGCGCACGGCCCGGCTCTGGGCAGGCCAGCCTTCACGCTTGGCGCGCTTTTCGATTGCGTTCTTTGTTTGCCCAAGTGCGGTAGCGATTTCCCGGTATTCCACCACTGGAACCGTTTCTGCGTCAGCAAGGGGCGGGGGAGACACGGTATTCATCGCGCGACCTCCCTGACTTTCAGCTTGGCAATCCGCAGGGCCGAAGCGATCTCGTCTGCTTTTTCGGCCAGGATGGCGGCCTCAATGCAGGGCAGATACCGCCGTTCAATGACGGCAAGCCCCAGCGGTTCCAGCAGCAGGGACCAGACGCGGGAATCGCCTGTCGCCGCACAGAATGCTTCCAAGCGGATGGGGTTGATGATGTGCGTCTCTTTGCTTTCCGCCGTATCGGCATTCAGCCGGGCTTCCGTGTAGGTTTCGCCCAGATAGTCCGACATCCGCCGGGCAATCTCTTCCCGCCCCAGGCCGCTATCGGCCACACTGGCAGACAAGGCTCTGCACAATTGCGCGTAACGGCTGGCCGCGCGGGTCACGGCGGGGTCCGCAAAGCGGACTTCTGTGCTGGCCGGCGGCTGCCATGCCAACAAATCGGCGGTCATGGTGCAGCGGCGGCTCATGTCTATGCCGCCTTTCCAGCTTCGACATTGGTGGAGCCGGCGTTTGTGGTATCTTTTGGTCCTCGCACGGCATGAAGCCGGGTGCCATTGGCGTCGTAACGCTCCGCAAACAGGGTCTTGGGATCAACCCCGATGGCTTCTGCCAGCGCAGCCTCAACCCGCTCATTGGCCTGGTACATGGCGTTGATAACGGTACTGCGATGGACGCCCAAGGCACGGGCGACGGCGCTGTATCCGCTACCGCGATATTTGAGTTGAGCCAGTACCCAGATGTTTCGTTCCCGTGGATCGCTCGGAACGTCAGGTGATGGCGAAGGGCGTTTGTTGGGCTTCAT